GTGTACTGTTGTCCGCCCTTTAAAGAGATAGGGAAATCATAAGCTACTACTTTATCCGTTGCGCTGTTCATACGATACTCGTAATCCCCTAATATTTCTCCCTTAAATTGTTGACTTGCTACATACCACCTAGGATCTGATAAAGGAGGTAGCATATTATCATAAGAGATCGTAGTCGCTTCTTTGTTTTTGTTACCTTCACTCTTTTTATAAAATAATCCTACTCCGTAGTCTTTAGGGTGTACGCTGAATCGAATAAAAGCAGCGTTAGCCGGCGTAGTGATCTCTTTATATTGGCTAGATACACTAAAAGCGGAGACAGTATAGCCGCTAATATAACTTTTATCTGCTCTGAAAAAAGCCATACGCATAACTAGAGCATTAGATTGATAAAATTTATCTAAAACATAAACGGTATTAGGTTCTACAGGGATAAAGTCACTAGCACTACTACCAGCTCCGGAAACTGTAGGGAGTCCGTTAGCGTCATTAATGTAATACCCTTGAGTCGCTGTATTAGGGTTAAATAACGATTTCCCGGTTAATGTAGCGTACCTATTCCGCTCTTTATATAACTCGAAATCAGTTTTAACGGATCCCGGCTCGATCTGTAGATCCTCGATAGCCATATATCCAGTAGTTTTATTATTATTAACTAATCGTACCTCCCACGTAGTACCTTTAGCTGTATAGGTTCTTGAGCTTATAGACTGACCTACGAACGTTCCTAGGTTCTTTCCGTCCTCCCATAACTCAACATTTAAAGCTCCAGTTATCTTAGCGGAGAATGTAAAAGTATCGCCCGGAGAGACGTTAAATGTAAATCTAGATGTATTCCAATCCGCTGTAGCTATCATTTCTAACTTTCTAGGACTTAAAACATTAACTACCGGATTCATAGACCAATCTTTATGATTGAATGGTTTAGCGTAGTTCTTTGTCGATTTCTTTTTAGCTGCTTTTAGCTGCGGATTATAGTCCTCGTGTGCTGTAGCTGCGGATCCTTCCTCGATCTGTATCCAATATTCGCCGCTCATAAGTTTTTTAGACGCCTCGGACGGAGTAGTAGTCGTTTCATTTCTCATGTACATAGTTATAATCCCATCCGTACCACTCGAAACAGTACGAGGAGATCCAGCGCTATAACCATTGCTACCGGTATTTACTCCTCCAGCGTAGAAGTTCGCTAACGATCCCTCTAGCGGAGCATTTGTAGAGAAAGTGTAATTAGTGTACGGTCTACCATAAAACTTATACATCCATAGCGTACCGCCGCCTATTACTTTTGTAGAATCAAATTCTTTAACATTAAAAAGGTTTTTGCCCGGTTTTTTGATCGCTTTCTTTCCTAGGATCTGTCCGAATGCCTCTATCTCGAAAATTCTGTATTGTTGCTCGTCAATAGGGAAATACAAGCGGATCTTATCCGTAACTACTGGAGAGAATGTTAATTCTACTTTCTTTCCGTTATCCGGATTATTTCTAAACGAGGCTACCGTTTTCCAGTTTCCGTACTCGTCCATAATCTGCAAGTCACCGTTTTTAATACAGTTTGCTACATTTGTTCCGTCCGTATTATTCCCGGTATATAAGATAAATTTATCAATTAGAGCCATAGCCCCTATATCTACCGATACCCATTCTCCAGCTTTAGAAGTATTGGAGATCCATCGATATTGGTTAGGAGGGTTAGCTCCGTTTCCTAGACCGTCCACAATGAAAGCAGGAACATAAGTCCAATAACTACTAGCTGCTGTAGCGAATTTCCCTCTTAAAACGTTTTTATATGTTGCCATTAGTTAGCCTCCTTAATAAAAAAGAGAAGGGTATTAACCCTCCTCCGTCGTTTCCTCCGTTGCCGGTTGTTCCGGATCCGCTGGAGTTTGCTCCTCTGCTACTTCCTCGCTATAAACGATTCCGTTTTCATCGATCCCTTGAGTGTTATATTCCGGATCATAAGCCATAACTACGCTATATGTATCGCCGTTAATAGCTTTGTTCCAATCTTGTTTATTATAAGTTGATACTACGTATTGAGTATCCGGGCTAGCGTAGATATCGTTAGGCTCGAAATTATCAATAATCGTTTGACAAGCTGTTTTTACTTCTAACACTTCCTCATGAGTTAGCGTCATAATACCGCTAGTCCAAGGTGCTTTAGTGTAATCATCCGGGTTAAATGGCATAGTATTTAATCTCCTTTTTAGATAGGCTTTTTATATAACCAAGAACTCATAGTGTGCGCCGCTGCTGTATCTGCATTGATAATAATTACTTTAGCAAAACGAGCGGACGTTCTGACCGTAGTCCCTCGAGAGTTAGCCCAAATAGCGACGGCGGTAGGTAGAGCGGTAGTAGCTCCATGAATATTAACCATGTCATTAGACCATAAAATAACACAAGAAAACTGACCTGTATTACTATCGCTTTGTACGGTAACTCCTACCTCTGTAATACCGTTAAGATCTTTCCAATCCGGGTTAGTATTATTATTATTCGTAGGTACGGTTACGGCGTTATGAGTTTGTATAACGTCTTGCATAGCGGATTGAATCTCTACCGGTTTTTGATAGTCTGTAGTCATTTCTTTTGTAGGTAACGGATTATTCTCTCCAGTAGCTACAAAGTTTCCGCTAGCGTCAATATGTTGCGGTACTGGGACTAGGATCCCATTTAATAAAGTGTATTGTAATTCTTTCTCTACTTTTGGCATAGCGTTTACACCGTCCTTATATTATGTCTTAAAAAAAGGGAGACTGCTAGGAGCCTCCCTTATTGCATTGTTATTGTAACGAGATTAGGAGAGATAAACGCTATCTTAGGGAGTAGCGTTAGGATCCTTATCACCTACGTAGAAATAGTTACCTGGTAGGCTAGGATCTGCTCCGTCTCGAGGATACATAGCTAAAGTAATTTCGTTTTGTCCTTGCTCATTAGCATAAGTCTCATTAAAAGCGGATACTCCAGCCATTTTATAAATGTTGATATCTCCGCTCTTGTCCGTACCCATGCCTCGAGGATGGATTTTAACCTTTTTACCTTTAGCTCGCATAGATGAGCCGGGCTTGCTATCCATTAACCCAACTACAGCGCCGCCGGTATCCGTAATAGACTCTGTATAGCTCATTGCTAAAGCTAATACTTTTAGATCTCGGTTTCCTGCTACGATTGTTAGCTCGCCGTTAAAGCCTACTAAAATCTCATCGTATTTTTGAGTACCGAAATCTTGAATAACGATTTCCTCGAACTCCGGCTCTAGATTGATTTCTCCGCCGTCTGATTGGAAATAATCTTTACCGTCGAATTTAATTGATTCTTCCGGCGTAGCTCCTGTTACTGTGATATCTGCTAAACCAAAAGGAATATATTTACCGTCAACTTGTGGCATTATTTAGCCTCCCTTATTGTACTTTTAAAATTAATGGAATAATCCATGTGCTTTCCTTCTCGTCCTACTCTTATAGGAGGATCGCAATCTATAAAAAAGATATTGTAGGTTTTAGTCCCTAGCAATACTTTGTTATTATCGTAAAACTCTCTAACCGCTACCTCGTTTCGTCTTTTATCGAGCAGCTCTTTTATTTGATAAGCGATAAACTCGACTTTACCGAAATCTGAGGATCTTAGATACACTTGATAGCTAGGGAACATAAAATCTCTCTCGTCGTTTACGTTACCCGGACTAGGAGTAGTCATTAAAACCGTTCCTGTATTATCGCTACCGGTATAATTTTCTATTGTCCACTCTAAAGAGGGAAAGTTAGCGGCTAGGAGATCTTTAATAAATTTCTGTATCATCCTTTAACCTCCGCCGGATCGAGCTATAGCTTTCTCTAAAGCTCGTTTATTAGCTTGCTCCCAATCTTCTGTTAAAAGATCTACGGCTCTCTCTTGATATTTACGTCCGGCTTCTTCTCCTCGGAAACCGCCTTTTGATCGAGTACGAGCGCCTCGTCCATTAACGTAATAGTCCGGGAATTTAGAGCCGTTATCGTATTTTGGATAAGTACCGGATCTATACGGCTCCTCATGACGCCGTAGAGCATACTCGGAATTAGATCCGCCCTCTACTCCGACTCCGTTACTCATCGGTTTAGCTGGGGAAACGATATAAGAGCTTTCTAGATCCGACTCGTCTCGAGGCATTAAAGACCTAACCGCCTCCTC